GGAATTCGTATATTCCTCCACCATTCTAACTGCAGCTGCCTCGCAAGCTGCTATATAAGTATCATCATCAGAAAAAGTTATTCTCAGATGAGTTTTTAAATCTGCAGTTGATACTACTGTAACCTCGTGAGGGGTAACTACCTCTAAATATTTCATAGCTATACTTTTTAAATTTTATTATTATTTCTTAAAGTTTAAAAAAAGGGAGGAAAAAGGAGCATAGCTCCAATTTCCAACCTTAATAGTATTAATTATGCTTCGATCAATTTAATGAAAGAGTCATTTTGTACTGCATCTCCATCAACTAAAGAAGTAACGACCATTCTAGGAAGTCCAGAAGCAGCGTTAGTATAAGGATCAAATAAGATATCTAATCCACCGAACTGAGCTATATGTACTTTAGAGAAATCTCCGAATAAAGCGTGAGCTTTATTAGCAGATCCTGCATCAGCTACGTTAGCAGTATGGAAAGCATAGTAACCATTTAATCTAGCATCTGAATTATCCCATAAAGGACTAACTGAAGCTACCTGAGCTAAAGTTTTTACAGTCTTATAAGCATCCATATCTAATAAGTAAGCCATTCTAGCTCCTTCTCTGTTCACACCTAAAGCTAGACAGTCAGTTTCCATTTCTACCCAGTCAGCAGCAGTTACTGTAGTAGGTCCTGCAGTTGCATCAGCAAAGATAGACTCTGGAGCATTTGAAACATCTCCAGTATCTAGTAAAGCAAACTCTAAAGATGCAGCTACTTGAGTAGCCATTTGTCTAGTTAAAGCACCTTCTAAAGCTGGATTCTGCATCATAGACTCAGAAGTCATATTAACTACAGAGATAAGTTTCTTTGGAGTTAAAGTTACAGCAGATAAATTTCCTGCAGATGATGGAGCGCCTGTCCCATCCTCTTGTACCCAAGATGAAGTAATACCAGAGAATACAGGGAATTTCATATCGTTAATCCCAAAGTATGTATTCGCTCCAGCTGAAGCTAATACTAAATTTTTCTCTAATTGATCTGTAAAGCTCATTACTTCTTCAGCATTTACTGAAGATGTACTCCACGCTCTTGTTAATACAGATGAAGGAATACCGAAACCTTTTACTGCATTACCAGTATATCGAGATTCGTTTACTGCTTCCTCGTGCATCTCTTTATAGATACCATCTACTTTTCCACTATAAGCAGCTCTTACAGCTCCTTGAAAAGTAAATCTATCTAAATCCTTATCAGTTTTTGTAGAAATTTTAGCTCCAGATACACTAGCTGCAGTTCTTAATTCTGCCTCCATTTTTTCTGCTCTTGTAATTTGTACATCTAATTCATCTATAGAAGCTAGAGTATTATCTACTTCAATAGTTTCAGCCTCATTAAGATTACGAGATTCTCCTTCAGCAGTATTTTTTATAGCTTCCAAAGTATCTACTAAACCAGAACGAGATTCTTTTAATTCTAATGATTTTTTCATTTTTTTCTTTTTAGTAAATTAATTTTTAAGTTTAATAATGTATTCAATTCAAATTCTTCCTCTTGTTTTTTTCTTGTATTTTCTTTATCTATAAAGTTACTTCTAACTGCTAAAGCTAAATTATCAGCTGAAGGGTAAGCAGGCAAACTCACAGGAGAAACATCATAAAGCCGATCTACTTTGTGGATAATACGAATATCGTTTCCATCCTCATTGCGCTCCCAAGAGTCGCCATTCCTACCCAAAGTAAAAGCAAAGCTAGACTGGGTAATATTGCCAATTCGCATATTCTCCTTTAAATCTCTCCCTGCAGTTGTATCTGGAATATCTAGCTCATATCTTAATCCTTTTTCATCTACTCCTAACCTTAAAGTGCCAGCCGATACTCTCCCTAATAAAAAATTAGGATCGTGATTAAAGTAAGCTCTGACATCATTATCTAAAACATCATCAAAAGCTCCAGGCATTATCTTCTCTCTAAATCCTCCTAAATCTTCTGATAGTGAATTAAAGACTGCAGCGTGTCCTACTACTACATCTTTACCAGCTTTTTTATCTATGCGAGTTTCTACTTCAAAAAATCTTTTTTCCTGAGTATGTTTTTTGTCCCATACATCAATCTTATGAGTGCTTCTATTAGCGTATTCTAAAGCTGGATCTTCTTCTATTTCTTCTTCTTCTTCTTCATCTATTTCCTCCAAGATATCCTCTTTTGGATCTTCTTCTAAATCATCTGGACCTCTTAAAGCTTCCTCCTCTTGCTCACTTTCCACCGATTCGGCATTATCTTCTTTATCAATTTCGATACCTTCGAAATCCTCAGTTTTAGCGTAAACGATAGTAATGGAGTTTTCATCCTCAACAATCTTTTTAATATGTCTTTCATTTATATTTTTTTCCATAGTTTTTTTATTTTCTTCTAATTGAGATTCGCATATAGCGTACCTTTGTTTATCATCATATTCTGCTACCATAGTAGGATCTACCATACATCTATCTAAAAATTCTTTTTCAGATTCGTTATTATTAGGCTTCGGTATCGGCATCCGTATTGTTATTTCCTAAAGTTCCTCCTTTTATTATATCATTTAAAGTAGCCATATTCAACTGCATAAAGTGATTTTCTCCACCTTCTATAGTTGGTAGCTCCTCATATTGTCTTATCTCATCAATACTCATTGCTCCAATATTTAGCATTGTTCTGTAGTAGTCTGCTCTATCTTTTGGAGTTCCTCTTAGTAAAGCATTTACTGCAAATTTAGTATGAACTTTTCCTATCTCAGTAGTTCTAAATAATTTACAATTCATTTCTGATTCCATCATCACTATATAAGGCATTAAAGAATACTGAACAAACTCTCTACTTTGTTCTGAAATATTATTAAAGCTAGACTTTGTCAGATCTCTAAGTAAGTGAGGAGGGAGGTTGAACAGTCGAGCTATTTCAGTAATAGAAAATTCTCTGGATTTGAGGAACTGCGAGGCTTCATTTGATAGGCTAATCTGTTGAAACTTAAGACCTTCCTCCAGTACCATAGTCTTATTAGAGTCCCTTATACTTGTATAATTTTCTGCGAATGAAGTTCTTAATCTTGTAATAGCTTCATCAGATAAATGTCTATCAGTAGATAAAACTCCAGAAACTTTAGCTCCATTGCTAAAAAAGGAATTTCCATACTGCTCTAAAGCTAATCCATATCCTATAGCTGAAGCTCCAACATCAACTGGGGACATTCCTACAAGACCATCTTTGCTCATTACTTTAAAATGCAGTATATCATAGGAATCTATAATTCCTCCATCATCCAACTCATAAAAAATCTCCCCTTCATTTTCTACTAGCCTAACTTTTTTTACATCTAAAGGAAGCAACTCTACAGGAACTGCTCCTCTACCTCTATTAATATAAACAAAAGAATTACCTCTAGTCAAAAGATCTATCATACATTTTTGTACAAAAGTGTAGGTAGTCATTAAGTTATTAGGCTTTCTATGTAACAGGCTGAAAATCTTATGGTTATAAGCTTGACTTTTATTCCCTAATTTATCTGATTCATAAATTGATAAAGGAAGTTGAGCTACAGATTCTGAGAGTATTCTTATAGCTGCCCATACTGCTGTAAAATTAAAAGCCGACTCATCAGTAACTACTACTCCTGCAGTAGTACCTCTGAAGCTTTGGCTCATTGCATCATAAAATCCGTTGCGTTTTTCAGTTCTTGTAAAAATTGCTCTCAGTCTATCTAGTAACCCCATATAAAATTCGCATAATTATTGAAGCTCAATAATACGAAATTTTAAAGCTTCTGCCTTGAAGCATTGTTTCTATTTTTTCTATTTTTAGTAACTCTAAAACTATCGTAAGATGAGTATCTTCTTTTACCGAAATTTTCTTCATACTCTTGCTCAGTTAGCTCATAGGCTTCATAATAGTTTTTAGCATTTTTACAATGTTTATGGAATCTTTTTTCAAATCCTGAAGGACTTAAGAGTGCTAATATTTCTATTTCTATTTTCATTTTAAAAGCTTAATATTCCTCTGTCATTATAGATAGAATCTCCCTCAGTTTCATCCGTGAGCATCTCACCAAGACTCATCACAAGTGCTACCATTCCATCCACTTTTTCAGAGGATCGTTGTTTATTTATTTTAATATTTCCAGCTGGATCAGTCTGTAAACTTACATTCTCGCATTGCCATCTAAGAACTGGATTCCTTAAATGATTAATTTGTTTTTTTAGTACCAGCTTTTCTAGCTCTTTTGAAGGAGCTGACATACTACGATATCCCTGACCAAATTGACTCATAGGAATACCATCATCCTGGCTTAATTGAATTATAAGCTGGCTGGAATTCCATCTATCAAAAGCTATGCTTTGTAAATCATAATCATTTACGATATTGTTTATATCTTGTCTTATATATTCATAATCTTGTACATCTCCTGGAGTTGCTTTTATATATCCATCTGCTATCCACTCATCATAAGGGAGCTTATATTTTCTTCCTCTAAGTTCTGCAGATTCTTCAGGACACCAAAACCATACTAATACTACATCTTTTTGCTCCTCCATAGGAAAATACAACACTAACGAACTTAAATCCATAGTAGATGCTAGGTCTAATCCTCCCCAACATCTTTGACCTTTCAAAGATTCTAAGTCTATTTCTTCATAATTTTCCATCCATACACTATCCGAAATCCATTTTGTAACAGTAGAAGTCCAGATATTTAGATGTAATCTTTTAAAAGTGTTCTCATAACTGGGAAGCTCTGCAGCTCTTTTCGCTTCTGTTTTTAAATAATCTTCAGATACAGATATTCCTAGATTCGGATTTGCTTTTTTCCAAGTTGCTGGATCTTGTATATCATCTTCAGGATCGGCTGCATAGATTACAGATAGATGCGTATCATCATTTATAATTTTATTTTTTACCTTCTCAGAATATGAATGTACTTCCCAGCATATATTTCCATCAGTTTTTGAAGCTCCTGCAGTAGTCATTGTAAAGAGTAGAGGCTGTGTTCTAGCTCCTGTTCCTGTTACCATTGTATCATAAAGCTCCCTAGATTTTTGAGTATGCAGCTCATCAAATAAAATAGCATTAGGATTATGACCGTGCTGCAAACTAGCATCTGCACTTAGGACTCTATAAGTATTTCCTTTGTTAGGAAATGTAATTGAGTTTCTAAATACTTTAGCTTTTGAACTTAATAAAGGATCTAACTGTATCATCCTTTTAGCTAAATCAAATATAATGGATGCTTGATTTCTATCTCCAGCACAGCTAAAAATTTCTGAGCCTAAT